AATGCTTCGGAGATGTGTCCATCTTCACAAACAAATTCAAACATACGGCGCATTATTGTGCCTCCTGCTGTAGTTGTTCGTAAATCTCTTCACAAGTCTTCTTGCGGTGAAGAATCAAATCTAGAATGTCCAACTGTCCTAGTCGATAGTTTAATGATTGTTCGTCTTTCACAGTGCGAACATTATCTAGATTAGTTTCTAACTCTTTGAGGTCTTCAATCAAGTATTTCCACCCTTCAGTGGACATCATGTTGAAGGTTTCCTCGTAATAATGTTGAAGTTTCTTATCCATCGGGGGAAACTCCTTTCTTTAGTTTATTGAGGCTGACGATTCTGCATCTGTGCGAGTGCGATACGCTCGTTAGAGTCAATATCCTTCTCTTTGAGCATCAAATCAGCCAGTTTCATACGTTTAGCGAAATCGGCATCCTGATCAAGGTTAGTAGCAGCGGCTTGAACCACTTTTACTCGTAACTCTTCAGGCATAAGCTGAGTTTCTACCATTGTCTGCTGTGCTTCAGCGCCAGTCTTCTGAGTCTTAGCTTGCAAATCTTGAATCTGAGCTTGTAACAAGGCCATTTGCATCTGTTGCTGCTGCTGTTGTACAGCTTGAGCTTCAGGATTAGGCTGACTCATCTGATCCAAGGCTGCAATCAGCTCATTTCGGTTACTCAGAGAGCTGTTACCCAAGATTCCCTTGAGAATCAGAGGCAAGACAGGAGTGTCTGGGCCTAATGTCTGCAACAAAGCAATGAATTGCTGCTGTTCAAACTCACGAGCCAAGATACCCAAGGTAGCTGTAGGCATGAATTTCACATCAGCCGAGGGATAACGCTCAGGATCAAACTGCATGTAGCGCCAAGCTGCCTTGTTGATGAACGGAATCAAGAAATCTTCTTGGAAGTTCGTCAATGTGCGCTTGTACTTCTTAATGATGCCTGCCATAGCCATCGACATACCACCTGCGCCAGCGTCACGAGGAGCTGCTGAAGGCATACCTGCCGAGTCCACAGTACCTGTAGCTTGTAGCAACAGACGCTCATAGTTCTGAGAAGCACGTACAGACGAATCATCAGGTGTACCGAAGCGCAAAGGCATCATGATCTGGTTAGGATCGCCGTTGGTCAGGAACGATTTACCGGGCTTAACCTCAAACTTAGCACCACGAGGCAAGCGAGTAGCATCCATAGCCATCATAGGCACTGCTGTGAGGGCACGGGCATCGCTGTCCATACGCAAGCTACCATCGATAGCCTTTTGCATGTTGTAGGCCTTCTCCGCTGTACCACGACCCCACACACGTCCGGGGACTGTATCGTCTTGGTACAACATGACAGGACGATCCTTCATCATGTAGGGGTTAGCTTCTGCCTTCAGGAGCTTGCTACCGTTAGCGATAACGATGATGGCTTCCACCAATTCGCAATACTCATCAGCCAGAGAGTCTTCAGGGAACAGGTCAGCAACCTCTTCTTCGTTCTCCAACTGCTCCAAGTACTCACGAGGAACTAAGCCATAGTATGTCAGCAGACGCACACGACCATCTTGGAAGTTAACCAGCTCTTCTGTTGCTTCGAGATCATCATCCGGGCCATCAGTACCGATGTCTACCTTGCGATAGATGCCACGTTCCATGCCTTCAACGATCTTGTGAATCGATACGAACTTTTCAATGGCGCAACCCATAGAATCATCTAAGGTAGTTGCATTGGGGTCAATGATAAAGTTCTTAGGGTTAACAGGCACTAACTTAACAGCGATACGGTCAGTCTCGACCACACCGATAGCTGCTTGTCCTTGAACGCCGGGGATGGACTGAGTAGATGGAGCGTACTCCTTTTCAGTCTTAACAGCGATCTCACCGATACCTGTACCGTAGATTTCAGCCATCAGTTCAATCTGATCAATGGCCTTCTTAATCTTGTCACGGTTAAAGTCTTCCATCAGTTGATTCTTGATCATCTCGACATCCAACGGATTACCGTTAACGTCCTTGATGTCATCCTCAATGTCGAACCACTCACCTTGACCGAAGATAGCTTCCATGATCTCAGCGTGTCGAGTCTCGATAGCCTGCTGAGTAGCAGGGGAGATGATACGGCTGCGCTCACTGTCACGAGTCTTGTCTTCAGCGGCCCATTGACCACGGAAGATACGCTCGTACTCAAGCCATGCTTCGAGATAATTCTGGTCACGATAGTCGCGCCACTTGTCAGTGTGGGAGACAACCCAATCAGTCAGCTCTTTGTCGGACTCTGTGGGTTCGTCATACTGACTTTGTTCTAAGTTGTCTTCAGCCATTATTTAACTTTCTTAGTTTTCTTAGCAGGCTTCTTAGCAGTCTTAGCAGACTCAATGAAGTCCTCTTCTGTAGGAGCACCCTTAGCGCCGGGCTTCTTCATCTTCTCGCCAGAGCCTTCTTCAATGCGTTTACGTTTAGCATTGATGTTTGCGTATAAACCTTGTTTCATATTCAGTACCCCGATATAGCGTCATAAACCTCATAGTCATCTTCCTCGTAATCGGGGACAAATGAGTTGAGGGCAAGTTGTTCAATGTAAGCTAGAGCATCCACCAAGTCATCATGTACTCCCTTGGTAGGGAACATCAAGAGCTGGTCTTCAAAGTCTGACCAATCACCATCTTCGTTGAGAGTGACCTTGCCGTGCTCCATACGCCCTTGTAAGGCCCATATCACACGGTCAGTCTTCTTCTTATTTCCATGAGTCAGAGTCTGGATGTGAGCATAGGTGTTGTACTGTCTCATCATGTCTTGCAAGATGGTCAAGGCAGCATTCTTAGCTGTACCTCTCTCAATACCGATAGCCAAGGGCTGGTACTCTTTGATGACCTTCAAGATACGCATACAGGTATCTTTAATGTCCCAACGACCATGCTCAATCTTGTCTACCCACCAATCACCATTATCCGTTACCTTGACGACAGCAATAGCTGATTCATCTAGTCTCTTCTTGTTCTGGGAACCATCGGAGATGTCTTCAAAGCCTGCCAAGTCAATGGCAATGATATATGAACCATCACGAGGCTCTGGGCCTTTCTTGATCCACTCTTCTTTGAAAATGTCAGAACCTGATGTATCAAAGCTAGACAGGTATTCCTGCTTGAAAGCAAAGCTACTCAAGGTACGCTTGGCTGCTTCAATCTCTTTAGGGTCAATGGTCTCGTTATCAGCGGTAGTAAAGTGCCAAGATTTCCATTCCTCATCCGCACCATCTTTACCAAGCTTAAAAGTTTCGTAAAACCAGTTACGCCCACTAGGAGTGCTAATAAATAAGGCTCTACCTTTTTGGTCGGAAAGGGCAGCTCGAAGAATCTTCTGCCAAGTATCTTCTTTAATAAAAGCACACTCATCAAGAACCACAAAGGTTAACGACACACCTCGTAAGGAGTCTGGATTGTCAGCACCTCTTAGTAAAATCTTTCGTCCGTTGACTAAAGTAATTTCAAGGTTGTTCAAGTGAGAAGACTTAATTACAGGTCTTCCTAAGTCTTGGAGTAAATCCCACATAATTGTCCGGGCCATCCCGAGTGTAGGAGCTACGTACATCACAGCCGACCCTGAAGGACAGTTCAATCCTTCGATTAATAGCTTGATAGCAGACAGCCTAGACTTACCACATCGCCGACCTGCCGCCACAACTTTGAACCGCGCAGTGTCATTAAATACTTTTTGTTGCCACGCAAGCAACTGAAAATTAAGTTCAGCCATTGTGCTCCTTTAAGTAAGCTGCTGCTTTTAACAGGAGATCAGGACTATCCTGAAACTGCCCTAAGCCAGTATTACAAGGCCCGCATAAAAGCGATCTAATCTTCCCTGTTTCGTGACAGTGATCGACAGCAAGTGCTTTTGTTTTCTGCTCTTTACCACAGATAGCACAGCCATAGTTCTGATACTTTAATTTTTCTTGGTACTGTTCTGAACTAAGGCCATAAGCTTTCTTAAGGTTGTAGTCAGTTCGTTTAATCTTATATTCTTCTTTTTGTTGGCGTAGTTTTTCAACATTGCTACGACATACTTTGCAAGTGTGTCTGCGAATGCCTTTATCTTTGTAGTGCCAGTGAAAGTCAGTCTCAGGTTTAAACTCAAGACAAGATGTACATTGCTTCATTGTGATTCCTCTTGAAAAGGATCAGGTGTTTAGACACACGCACCTGTCAACGTGTTTCAAGCCGATCACTCGGTGTCTATATCTGTTA